CAGATTAAGGTGTTTAGTCAGTTGACTAAAAAGGCTCGAGAATTGGGATTCATGGTCCCCACGATCCGCTATGGGGCGATCCCACCAGAACCCTATGAAGGTGCGACCGTTTTAGAAGCTCAGGGTGGTGCGTACTATACACCAATCACAGCACTGGATTTCGAAGGTCTGTATCCGTCGATCATGATGGCCCACAATCTGTGTTATTCGACGTTTGTCATGGATGAAAGGCGTTATGGGAACATCCCGGGTGTTACTTATGAAACGTTTAAATTAAATGGTGGAACCTACAAGTTTGCACAGGATGTACCCAGTCTCCTTCCGAGTATTCTGGCAGAACTTAAACAGTTTAGGAAACAGGCAAAGAAGGATATGGCTGCTGCGACGGGGTTCATGAAGGAGGTCTACAATGGTAAACAGCTTGCCTATAAGGTGAGCATGAACTCGATCTACGGATTCACTGGTGCTGGTAAAGGCATCCTTCCATGTGTACCGATCGCCTCGACGACAACCTTCAAGGGGCGTAGTATGATCGAAGAGACGAAGGAGTACGTGGAGAAGAACTTCCCGGGTGCGAAGGTGAGATATGGGGATACGGATTCAGTAATGGTCGAGTTTGATGTTGGTGGTCGAACGGGAATGGAAGCGATTGAATACAGTTGGGATCTGGGCGAAAAGGCTGCCGAAGAGTGTACGGCCCTATTCAAGAAACCCAACAATCTCGAACTCGAGAAGGTGTATTGTCCGTACTTTCTGTACAGTAAGAAGCGTTACGCTGCCAAGCTATGGACCAGGGACAAAGAGGGTGAGATGAATATGGACTACATCGACATCAAGGGACTCCAGGTTGTGCGTCGTGACAACACAGTGTTCGTTCGTGAAGTATGCAAGGAACTTCTGGATGTCGTACTAGAAAGTAGTGATCCAGGACCCCCGAAACAATTGGCTCTTGAGCGAGCGATCAATCTTCTAGAAGGTGAAGTTCCCGTTGATAAACTCATACTTTCACAGCAGTTGGGAGATTCCTATAAAAATCCGAACCTGCCCCATGTTCGGGTTAGGGACAAGATGCGTGAAAGGAAGCCTGGATCCGAACCACAATCTGGTGATCGAGTACCGTACATTCTTGTGAAAACGGATAACCCGAAGGCGAAGGCTTACGAAAAGGCGGAAGATCCGGTATTCATGAGGGAAAATGATATCCCTGTCGATTACCACCATTACTTCACCAACAAGTTCTTGAATCCAATTTGTGATCTTCTGGAACCCCTCGTGAAAAACCCAAGGACTGAAATCTTCGGTGACTTAATCGCTCAACATAAACCACCACCCAAAAAGAGAGAACCAGCACTGAGTGGTATGAAGAAGGACCAACTCATCGAAGAGTGTAAGAAATATAATCTCGATACTGTGGGTAAGGTTGCCGAACTTCGAGAAAGGATCAAGGCTGCTCGTTCCGACAAGTTGACATACGATGAGGTATTTAAAAATTACGATTGATACAGTATTAAGATGGACGAGAGACTTAATGCCTTGTTCCGCGACGAAGTAAAAAAGGCTGTCGAAGAACAAACAAAGATCATTAAGGGTGAGTACAACGAACTTTTGAAAAAGGCGAAAGAGGAATACAAAAATGAGATTCTGAATCACAAGAACAATACCAAGGATGCCACTAAGAAGATCATAGACGACCTCAAGGAAGAGCATCAAAAGCAAAGGTCTCTACTTCAAGATGAAATTCGAAAACTCAAGGAAGAACAACGCGAAGTATCAAAGACTTCTAAGGCTGATTTGGTAGAAGCAAAGAACGTGTTTACAGAAAAGGCACGATCGATTCATGGTTCTTATAGTGATTACCTACGAGTCGTCTCTGTGAATTACAGTATTCCGTATAGTGTTCTGTTACGCGATGCTCCCGTTGAAGAAGATAACACGTGTAGGGGTCTGAAGAAGAATATGTCTAGATGCAATCTCAAGGCAAGGTGTGATGGTTACTGTAAACATCACCACAGTCAATTGGTTCGAAAACACACGATCGAATTTATTGATGAAATCTCATCCACCACGTCAGGAGAGGTTGAAAATAAGGGGCTTATAGATTTCAATTCTGTATTATAGAAGACATGAGTAAAACAGACATTCTGCTATCTTCCGTAAACGAGTTCTATTCCGATGACAAGAATAAATCTACATTACTGGGTATCCTAGACAAGTCCGGTGGTATATCACTTAGAAACATCGAATGGTTCATCACGAATTATGCGAAAAAAAATCATACTTCCTATACGACGTCCAATGGTCGTCTATTCACTGTACACTGTGCCTACAAGTCGAGTCTTGATGGGTACAGTAAAAAATTGTTTGACCCCTTTGCTCGGTCTGAAAAATTCACATATACGATTCCGGGGACATCTCATGAAGTTCAAACGACTATCGCTCAGTTGAACTTCATCAAATGGTGTATCAAGAATCGAATCATCGACTACATCTCTAAAAATAAGGATACCCTTTTTAGTAAACGAGTGACATGAAACCGTTTTCGAAATTGAATGTCTGGTAACCGGTGTAGTAGATGTATAGTGTGTATACGTCAGTAAGATCAGGTTGAAGGGTTACTTCGAGGGTTGTTCTTTCTGATTGGATGTCACTAAAATCCAGACTTCCGGATGGACTGACATTGATGGGGTTAATCGCGAATGAGTAGGTGTATATGTTCCTCACGGGTTTAGATAGACGTTTTTGATATGGTATCATGTATTTGTAGTACGAATCTGTAGTACTTGAAATATTTGGTAGATCAACTCCCTGAATAAAAAATTTAGCACCTTTCATGACTGGGTTGAAGAAGGTGAAGGTTTCGTCGAAATCCGGTGTCGTCGAAAAGTTGAATCTGTTTTGAATATAGTAATAGTCTGAGAAGTTTGCGTTCGGTACTCTGAATACGGATGTATCGAGGTCGATGCTATAAGACTGAGTAAACGTTTCCTGAGAAAGGCTTACAAAGTTTGTAATTTTTTCGGATGTCATGAGAACTTGAGGCTCGTCATTTTTTTTGATGTCGAAAGCTGGTATATTCGTGAATCTTTTTCCATCATCATCGCCGGATGCCGATGATGATGATTCAGTGTAAAACTCAAAGGTGAATTTCTCTATAAAAGAGTTTGTGGGTAGCTTTACTGTTATGATTGGAACATTTGACACTGGAACATCTGTCCATGGTACGATGTTGTATTCCGTTGAAAAAAACTCTCCAACCTTTTCGGTCCCGGCTTCGTTATTACCTGTTACCACAGGTTCTTCACTGAAACCAACACGAGAGAATGTAGTCACACCCCCCTGTGTCAGAGTGGTAAAAAATGAAATATTCTTTAAGGTGAAAGGTCCATTCCAACCTCTTGCATATATTTTAAAGATGTCGAATTCTGGTTCAAAGGTGGCTATGTTTACATTTTCAAATTCCGTGTTTCTCAAAAACCAGTGCAGTGATTTGACTCGGTTATTGGGAACAAGATTTGTTCGTATACTGTCAACACCTGCAGTAGTTTGGGACGTTGGGTGTCTCTTGACTACATCCGTGATCATCGTATATGGTTGGTTCTTTAAATAGATGCGTTCATCTGGGTCGATTGTAAATTCTTCTGTGACAATTTTGAAATTATCGAGAATGATCGTAGTTGGTGCCGACGTAAAGAACGTTTGTGTGTGAAACTCAAACTCGAACTCTATTTTCTGTTTGTGAATCGCACATAATGGGAAGAAAGGTCTGTTTGGTTCATTTGTAGGGTATTCATCACTCGAATATTTCCTTGAAAAAAAGAACGGGAGGGGGATAATCACTTCAGAATCCAACGCCGCATAGGCACCATTCGATGTCGTCGTGTCAAACCCCAACATACGATTCAGGTTGAAACGGTTCGCAACCTTTTCTGAAACTTCGATGTATAACTCATCGTGTATGACCATCCAGTCGTCATAAATTTTTTCAACTTCGATTTCATCTACACGCATCGTGACAGATTTGATGAGATGACGACCGACCTGATCGGCGTAATTCTGTCCAGTTGTTAACCCGGGAAGTTTGATGAGTACATACATGTTACTCAAAAGATCACCCATATTCTGAGGATTGAAGGTTACCTTGATACGTTCATTGAAGGGCCATGTAGGGGACGTGGGACTCTTGTTGACGATCGTAGTTCTATGAAACTTTGTAAAGTTGGAATGCCTCTTTAAATCGTAATTAAAAATAGACTCATCTACATTGTCGCTATATATGTATGACTCCTGTTTGCCTATGGCGTTAAGGGATACACCGGCACCACTGGAGGTGGGCATCTTACTAATGGTTTACATATTTTTAATGTCCATCTTCCACATGTCGATGTGGCTCGTTTTCAACATTGCTTCCAATTCTCTCTTCGCCTGTGACGCTTCTTTCATGAGAGCCTCTACACGCTCCTGTGTGTATTCGACGGTCTTCGTATTGAGGAGATAGTCCATGTTCCCGTCAATCTTGGGAAAGATGGAAGACATCTCCTTCTCGAGTTCCACCTTCTTCCTCTTGAACACAATTAACTCCTCCTCGATAACCATCGACACGAACTTCGATTTGTGGTCACACATGATAGCCCTAGCTTCGAGAACCTTGATGAGGTGGGCTTTTCGTTTCTTGTAGTGTTCGAGTCGGAGTTCCACAAAGTCTTGAAGAATCTCCTCTGGACTCCCGTACCTATTGATGCCCTTGGTGGGATGGAACAGGTGCATGTTTGAAACATGGAAGGTCTTCCGCATCTTGAGATCTTTGACGATATCTTTCCCTGAGTATCCGAAGATTTCAAAGTCTACATCATCGGTTGTACTGTTGTTCGTATAGCCCGTGATCATCTTCTTTTCCGCCAATGAGTCCAAGTATTCCTTGTAGTCTTGGGTCCAACGACCCGGTGGAAGTTCCGTAACCTTGAGTCTGGAGCCAGTGTCTCTGTACGTACCCTCTGTAATCCACAGACCGCCATCATCCTTGAACACCTTTCCCCTGAAACCCCTGAACCACGGCTTCATGGGTATGACCTCTTCACCACCCAGGATCCTCTTGATGTTCTCCTTGATGTCGTCAGGGTTGAAGGGTGGGACATAACAACTGAAACCCGTCCCGATACCTTCCGTCCCATTTACTAGAACCATGGGCATGGTAGGCATGTAGAAGTCCGGTTCGATGGATCGCCCATCATCATCCAAATAATTGAGGATGGCATCATCCCTGGGATCAAACAACTTCCTCGCCTCCTTGGTCAACTTCGTGAAGATGTACCTCGTCTGGGACGCATCCTTGCCACCCATGAGTCGTGTGCCGAACTGACCACAGGGTTCAAGAAGATTGATGTTGTTGGAACCTGTATAGTCATTGGCCAATTTGACGATCGTCTCCGCCAAAGACACCTCACCGTGATGGTAGGCACTCTTCTCTGCAACATAGGCTGCCAGTTGAGCCACCTTCATCTCTGCAGTCAAATTTCTCTGGAAACAGGAGTACATCACTTTACGCTGCGAAGGTTTGAGACCATCCGCGACATGAGCAATAGAACGCTTCAAATCAGCAAGACTGAAATTCACGAGATCCTTGTGTACAAAGTCGGTGATATCTAGCTGTTTCACATCACCATAAGGAACTTCGAGCTGATTCGCATCCTTGGCAGTACTCTCAAGGAGCCACGCCTTGCGTGCATCAGCCTTCTTCTTATCGAAAGCCAAAACGATGGAGTCATCAGTCATCGTATCCATATCAAACTTGACGGTGAGGTCTTGAATCTTCTTGAAGTACTCACGAGCTTCGGCTGAGGTAGAAGTACCCAAACCCTTGTAGTACTTGATTCGCCATCCAGCCTTACCATTGCCATACCAGGTTCGGAATGCAGAGTCAGTGTAGAACGATTTGGACTCGGAACCCTTCGTAGCCTTGATGATGGGTGTCACCATCGACACAACAAAGTTCAGTTTCAAAAGACTGGGCCAGAAGTAGTGGATCATGTTGAGGATGAGACCCTTGATGTGGGAACCATCGTTATCCGCATCAGTCATGATCATAAGGCGACCGTAGCGAAGCTCAGATACGCTCGTGTACTCCTTCCCCTGTTGGAGACCCAAAATTTTCTTGAGATCGTTGAACTCTTGGTTGGAGGTCAATTGAGCCACTGAAGAGTCTCTCACATTCTTACACTTGCCACGAAGTGGAAAGACGCCGTAATGGTCTCGGCCCACCACGGATAAACCGGCGACAGCGAGTGTCTTCGCCGAGTCACCCTCTGTGACGATAAGTGTACACTTCCCAGATTGTGCCGTACCAGCCTTGTTCGCATCATCCAATTTGGGAATACCGGTAATCTTAGACTTCCTGGCACCATCAGTCTTCTTGAGTTCTTTCATCTCCTTGAACTTCGAGAGTGCTGTGAGTTCATCAGCGATACCAGTCTTCAAAACATTCTTCACAAAGTTTTTGGGTGGTTCAAACTTCGAACCAAAGTCTGGAGACTTTGAGGTACACTCAGACTTCACCTGACTCGAGAAGGTTGGGTTCTCCAAAGTTGCCTTCACGAAGATGGTGAAAGCGTTCTTCACCTGTTGAGGCTTCAGTTTAATCTTCTTGGCCATATCATCAATGATAGCATTGGCGATATGGTTCGCCACGTGATCGACGTGTGTACCACCCTTCATGGTACAGAGACCGTTCACGAAGGAGACTTGCTCGAGACCATTTTCAGACGGTCCGATACACACTGACCACCGGTCACCGGAGACAGATGCAACTTCTTGGACACCTTCATGCATCTTGGCATAGGCCTCAAAGTTCTGTTTGGGGAGGACATCCCCATTAAACTTCACTTTACAGTTTTGAGTGGTACAGATGTTCGCATCCCAAACTCGCTTCTGGAAAATGTTGTAAATGGTATCGTCCATCTTGGACATTCCAAACCTCTTCCACTCAGGTGTGAATGTAATGGCGACCGATGAAGTAGCACCCGAATGTTTTTTGATTTTTGGTGGGTCACAGACGGTCATGTTCTTTGACCATTTTTGTGTGTACGTTTGCTTCGTTTCGTGATCCTTGATCACGATGGAAAAGTCCGATGAATAAATATTCGCCAACTTGGCACCGTAGCCGTTTCGACCCCCGACGATCCTCTTTTGGGAGTCATCGTAGTTGGTACTCGTGAGGAGGTGTCCAAAGACAAGTTCAGGATTCCAAAGACCTTCCTTCTCGTGCATCTTTACAGAGATCCCACCAAGGGGTCCGTTATTCTCAATAGTCACCGAGCCACTCTCCTTGTCGATGGCGACGGAGATGGAACTGACCTGTTTGGGATGGAGAGAGTTACGATCAATGGCATTGACTAAGATCTCATCAAAGATTTTCAAGAGAGCTGGGGAGTACTTGAGGTTCTTCTTCGAGAACTTTCCACCATCAAGGATCCAGTAGGGTTCGGTACCCTGTTCAACTGGACCGACATAGGAGTCAGGTCTCTTGAGAATGTGTTCGATATGGGTGAGCTTTTGAACACTCTCCATATTTTCTTAGTCTTATTACAACACTAACTTTTAACTTAGGTTAAAAATATTATTTTATAGAAAACTATATGCTCACTCTCACCTCTGCAAAACCAATCTTACCCAAACTCGAGAAGCGTATCAACAAGACCATCGTCAAGTCGGCCGTAAATGTTATCGACAAGGTGTACAAGGATCGGGATTATGCTCGGTTCTATGTCCTTGAGACGGTCGCTCGTGTACCATACTTTTCATTTGTATCGGTTCTACACCTCTACGAAACCTTCGGTGTGTGGCGGAAGGCTGACTTCTTAGAGACGCACTTCGCACAGACCATGAACGAGTATCACCATCTTCTCATCATGGAAGATTTGGGTGGTGATGAACGTTTCATCGATCGCTTCTTCGCACAGCACACAGCCTTTGCATACTACTGGTTGACGTGTCTCTTATATGTGGTATCACCTAGGATGGCGTATAACCTCTCCGAACAGGTTGAGGAACACGCCTACCATACCTATGACGAATTCCTCAAACAGAATGGAGCGAGTCTCTCCCTCGAGAAGCCTCCAGCTGTGGCTTCAAATTACTACGACGATGTCAACAACCTCTATGACGTCTTCGAGAATGTTCGCAACGACGAAGGTGATCATGTGAAGACCATGCAAGACTGTCAGATTACGCTTCACCGGCAATAGTGGCGAGGTATAGGTCGACTTCACCAGAAAATTCGGGACATTTTTCGACAGTCTTCTTGGTCACCATGTCTTGGATGTTGACGATGTGTTCTTTGAATTTGACGACATCGACACCAGTCGCGTTGTGGATCTGACTATCTGAAGCGATATCCTTGGCTGCGTAAAGATACGCTGCAGCATAATTTGCATGAAGTGTCGCGATGAGCGGCGAAGCATCTTGTTGCGAAGCTGTCGCGTAACGAGCTGACTGTCGTATAAGTTTATCCAAAGATGCACTTGCCACGACACGTCTATTCTTGGCCAGTGTGTACAGCAAGAAGACGGCAATGGCTACGTAAAGGTAAAACATCTCCTTTGTAATATTCAGGGAAAAAAAATACCTAAGTGAAGCGTTATTCTTGTGATCTCAAGAAACTAAAACCATGGAGATCATTCACGACGAAATGTGGAACAAGTGCCTTGGTGATGCAACCAAGATGTATCGTCTTGCTGAACCCGACGACAGGTGTCGACACTTGGCGAATGCTACATGGGTCATGAAGAGGCGATACGAGCAGCACGCGAAAAAGAAGAGTGAGCGTACGATCATGTTTATCGATACAGTTCCCGAGGAACCTAGGGTTCAGGTGAAGAATTCAATTTGCACAGCGATGACAATGTCTGGATCGAGGTGCAAATTCAAGGCTGTATGTGGAAACTATTGTCGAAAGCACAACGTTTCCGATAAATTAAAATCACAGTTACTATAAATGTTTGATCAGGATACGCTTAGACCTGTAATAATAGCAATGTCTCTGTACATCATCACAAGTGTCACCGTTCCCCGCTTCGCCACAAAACCAACAAACATTGAAATCATCGATGACATCGTCGCTTTCCTCGTGGCTCAACGTGGCTCTGTGATGTCGGGAACGATCTTAATGGGTCTTCTCATCTTCGCCGCGAACTACATTGACACTGAATTCTTTTAAGATGTTCTCTCGTGACATGATATTTTTAGTATACGAATGATCCATGTGGGTTAGTCGTTTGTTGTAGGCATCTTCCATGAATTCCAAGAGTTGGTCAAAGTTTGGTTTACCCCAAACCATCCCTTTTTTGAAGAGAAAGTCATCATTCTCCAACTCTTGAAGTTCACAGTCAATCATGTAAGGCGACTGAAGATATTCACTCGGTCCACCATATCTTGTCGCGATAACGGGTTTATCCCTTATGGCTGCTTCTATAGCACCCATCCCAACACCCTCTGAATTTGAAAAATTTACGTAGCAATCACCACGACTGTGGATCGTATTCATCGCCTCTTCGGATACGAGACCATTGATGACTTCGACACGTTTCAGATCTATCTTAACATCTTCTTTACATGTTGACTTGACGAGTAAGCGGGTATCTGGTTTATCCAGACGAATAAAGGCTTCAAGGATCTTTTTGAAGTTCTTACGTGGATCCAAAATGTTACCGATGTGGTAGAATGTATAAGGTGTCTGTGGGATGTATGCATGGATCACGAAAAACTCTTTACTCGGAAACTGTTTCGATAGGACTCGTTTGCAGAATTCACTGGGTACGGCGATACGGTCAAAGTGATCGAAGAGTTTGCCATAGTCTTCATGAACGGTCTCGGTCTCACACACGGTCATGCATATGATCTGTTTACATTTCGCTTTGATGGATGGTATAAACTTTATGATGTCGTCGATTGGTAAGGCAAACATGAAAGCCTGGTCACATTCTGGGATATCTTGATTGTAAATGTAGTACTTACTATCCGGGAAGAGATCCATATATTTCTTCGTGTGTTGACCAATCCCACTCAGAAGAGTTGGTCCTATGAAGATCATTATGTATAAAGATAATCTTTCTTTTATATATATAAACATGGAAGCTCTCAAGGATGAAATTCGCGTGGAGATGAACAACGTTCGTGTCGACAAGAAGAAGCTGTATGATCTTCTTCTCAAGATGGTTGATAACTGTGGTGGTGGTTCGGTGTCTGTCGTTGAAGGTCCCCCTGGTCCCCCTGGTCCCGCTGGTCCCGAAGGTCCTCAGGGCCCAGAAGGTCCTCAGGGCCCCGAAGGTCCTCAGGGCTCCGATGGGGTATGCAAGTGCCCTGCCCCCAAGAAACCCGTCAAGAAGTCGTCTGTAGCTTAAAG